GACTCGTTTCCACTCTTCAAGCTGAACAGCCTCCATCGTTGTGATGGAGTTCCGTGCCAGGACGCCTTTCTTTCGATCCTCCACGATCTCCTCGAACCGGGCATGGGCATCGGCCTCGTTGGCAAAGGTTTTTTCTTGGCGACCCTCGGCGGTCTTGTAAACGACCCGGTAAAAAGCACTCCCCTTCAAAGTGGTGCGGTAGATCTTTACCTTTCCTAGGGATGTCTCTTCGGAGTATGGATAGCTGATGACTGGCTTCTTTTTTAAGGATTTCATGGGAAAAGTTCTACACACTTCTACACAAATTTCAACAAAAAAGGTAGTGAACTACCATGCAACTTTGTGCGTATGGTGTATGAACTTTCTTGACCATTTACTCTGTAGAGTGCATTTTTACTGGTGTGAACAACTTTAATATGGTATGGTAACGATCAATTTTCAAATCCTACCCCCGCCACCATTTTTACTCTGTAGAAAGGTAAGACAGAAAAAGTTCTACACAGATCCTACACGGGAGGGCAAAAAATAATGAGTGCTCCGAGTAGAGGGACGCTTAAAACGCCCGATGGTCGTTTGGTAGAAATCACCGACCAAGAGTTTCAATATGGTCGTTGGTGGAATAAAAAAATCGACCAGTTCAACCGAGAGATTTACTCGTTCAAAAACCCAATGCCGCTGGAGAAAGGCGGTGAGACAAAAGCGTTTCACTTCAAACGGATCGTCTCAGCGTTGTGGCCAGCGGATGGACCGAAGCCTTTTATTTGGCACCCGTGGGCAGAACGAATGTTGGATGCGTCTTGCGAAAACAAATACCTTGCCGTTGCTGGGTGTGCGTCTAGCGGCAAAACGGATTTCTACGCTGTCTGGGCGATTATCAATTTTATCGTTGCTCCGTACACCACCATGGTGCTGGTCACCTCCACCACGCTCAAAGATTCTCGCAAACGTATTTGGGGAAGCATTCGAGACTACTGGCAATCCGCCCCTCCCCTTCCCGGCAAACTAGTGGACAGCATGGGACTCATCCGATTTGACGATGGACAAGGAGGAACATCCGACAAATCTGGCATCACGCTGATTGCGGCGGAAAAGAAAAAAGAAAAAGAGGCGGTCGGAAAATTGATCGGTTTCAAAAATGAGAACGTACTCGTGATCGCCGACGAGATGCCTGAGCTTTCGGAATCTATTTTAGAAGCCTCGGCGTCCAATTTGGCCATGAACCCAAACTTCCAATTCATTGGCATTGGAAACCCCAACTCTCGTTTCGATGCGTTTGGTGTTTTGAGTAAACCTAAAAATGGATGGCAGTCCATCTCTCCCATGGAGGAAGAATGGGAAACCCAACGAGGACTCTGCATTCGTTTCGATGGTGAGAAATCCCCCAACGTGATTGCCCGAAAGCTGATCTACCCTTGGATTGTGACTCAGGCCAAACTTGATGATGCGAAGCGTCAGTTTGGCGAAAACTCTTTGGCATATTACCGAATGTTTCGAGGCTATTGGGCACCCACTGGCGATGAGGACAACATATACTCGGAGGCAGAAATTATTTCCGCAGGGGCAGACCAAGACGCCATTTGGCTAGAACCCCCTACCCACGTGGCTGCTCTTGATCCTGCATTTACCAATGGTGGTGATAGGTCGGTTCTTTTTCATGGGCAATTTGGAATATCCAGGGATGGGTTACCCACTTTGTGTTTTACGCATTACGAAATGCTCCAAGACGATGTCACCGATAGAAAACGAACCCGAACCGAGCAGATAGTACGTCAATTCCAAGAACGATGCGAAATGGCTGGGGTTCGCCCTGAGTATGCGGCTTTTGACGCTTCTGGAGCTGGGGGTCCATTTGGCGATGTCGTAGACATGGTTTGGAGTCAGGAGGTTCTTCGTATTCAGTTTGGCGGCAAGGCTTCCGACCTTCCCGTATCTGTAACGGATAAAACTCCTTCGCATGAACGATATGTCAATCGGGTAAGTGAACTTTGGTTTTCCGCAAAAGAACTGATTCGCACAGGACAACTCAAAGGGATCGACAAAGAACTTGCCAAAGAAATGTGTGCTCGAAAATACACTACCGACAAAGGAACTTCCCTACGCATGAGGGTGGAAAGCAAAATCGATATGAAGTCACGAACCGGGGCGTCGCCAGACATTGCGGACGCCGCAGCCATTTTAATTGAGCTCTGTCGTCAAAGATTTGGGTTTGGTGGCATGACCACCGCTATCAATCGGAAAAAAAGCACCATAACTTTTAAACGCAGGGAGAACTTCTTTAAACTTAACCAAGTTAATTCTGGGCGGGCTCTCAAGATGGATATCTTTTCTGATTGACAGGTATATTCAACCACTATACAACCCCGATAACCGTACTTTCACCCCGATTTTTATTTCATGGAGTTTACTCAACCTATAGCCAACGATCCCTTGGTCGGAAATCTGAATCCAGATGGTTCAGCGCCTCCGAGTAGGCTAAAGGATGCAGAAAGTGCATATGGTATCTACACAAAGCTGAAACTGGCTGACGATATCAACGCCCACAACCGAGCGGAAGTTGACGCTATGTTCGATGGGGCAGCTCCTTACGACAACGCCGTCCTCTCGCAAAGCGGTATGTCCAGCCGTTGTAATTTGAATTTTGGAGAAGCCGAGTACCTCCTTGAGTCGGCATTAGCCAGTTATGTGGATCTAATCAATTCGGTCGAATGTCTAATCAGCGTCTCAGTAAAAGAAACAGACGTTCAAAAGAAAGCCGATTACGAAAAGATTATTGCCGAAGGGTTTACCAAAATGCTCCGTGATTGGGACGAGTTCAGTTTTAAACACGTTCTCAACAGCACTTATTTCATTAAACACGGGACATCTGTGACGTATTGGGAAGACGAATACGACTGGAGATGGCAGGTCAGTAAAATTGGCGATTTCCTTATCCCACGTAGAACATTTGCTTCTGAAGAGAGCATAGAACTTGCGTGTTCTCCCAGGATCATGCGTGCTCACGAATTATACGCTTTTATTCGTGATCCCGAACGTGCTTCCGAGATCGGTTGGAACATAGACGAGGTGAAAACAGCTATTTTGACGAACGCAGGTGGACTTTCCCATAGTTATGTTACCGATTGGGAACGCTACGAAGAGGATCTGAAAAACAACGACATTTTCGTGGCACATGGGTCTGCTTCCGAAATCCGTGTCCTTCATTTTTGGGTCAAAGAGTTTGACGGAACTATTTCCCACTACATCTCGTTGGCGGATGGATCGAACAAAGAGTTTCTATACGCAAAAAGAAATAGGTTCCGTAATGCTTGTGACGCTTTCGTTACGTTTACTTACGGGGTAGGAACCAACGGCTTTTACCAAAGCATCCGTGGGTTAGGTTACAAGATCTTCCCGCACGTCCAGGTCTCCAATCGTATGAGATGTCAGTTTGTGGATGGAGCTATGCTTTCAACAAGTCTGCTAATCCAGCCCGACAGCGAGGATTCCATGGAAAACATGGCTTTTGAGTACCTAGGTCCTTTTAGCGTTCTTAACGCCGGGGTAAATATCATCGAGAAAACCCTTCCCAACATTTCTCAAAACGCAATCCCAGTGTTGCAAGATATGCAACAGCAGTTGCAACAACGGGCAGGGGCATATCAGTCCACAGCAGGAAATCCCGATTCAACGGAACGCACCAAATTTGAAGTTCAATCCCAACTTCAAGGCGAAGCTCGCCTATCTACGGGAGCCATGAATTTGTTTTACGAGCCTTGGAACAGACTTCTCCGTGGCGCTTTTAAACGGGCTATTCGTGAAGACTATCTTGCGGCAGAGCGGGGCGGTGAGGCAGTGATGGCTTTCCGAAAGTATTGCACTAGCCGTGGCGTTCCTCTCGATACGCTTTTAAACAAAGTCGAAGAGGTTAACGCTGTTCGAGCTATGGGCGCTGGTTCCGATCAGATGCGTCTCGTGGCCATGGATGAGTTTATGCAGATGATGGGTCAGTTTGATGAGCAAGGTCGTCAAAATCTGCTACGTGATCGAGTAGCCGCCCGAGTTGGTTACGATCAAGTTGATCGCTATCTTCCCCCTAAGCCTGACGCCCGTCCCGTCATTGATCAAAAAATTGCCGAATTGGAAAATGCAGCCTTGTCACAAGGACGCCAAGTACAAGTCGAACCGAACGAAAACCACTTTGTTCACGCACAGGTACATATTGGGGACATTGCAAACAACGCCCAAGCGGTCAAAGCAGGTCAAATTGATCCACGTCAAGCGGCTACTTATTTCCAAGTGGCGATGCCCCACGCTACTCAACATCTCCAGCAACTTGTTTCCGACGATTCCCATAAAGAAGAATACGGAAACCTTAAAAAGACTTTGCAACAAGCTGGAGAGATTGCCGAGCAAACCATTGAGAAAGTCCAATCTCAACAAGCTAAAACCCAACAGACTCCCCAAGGAGGTGCTTCAGGTCAGCCATCTCCCGAAATGCAAGCCAAACTGCAACAACATCAGGCCGAAATGCAGATGGAGCAGGAGCGTCACCAACAGAAACTTCAACTTGATGCCGCAGAAGCCAAACAAAAAATGGCTCTCAAAGACGCAGAGACCGCACAAAAGATTCGTTCCGCCTCACGACCGACTAACCCCGTTCCCCAAGCTATTGCATGACATATAAAGAATGGTCCAAAAGACCTGACATGATTGAAGCTCTTGCTGAAATCCTAAAAACGCCCGCAATGTTTCAAGCTCTTTCGGTTCTTACCGAAGAACAATTGCCCAAAGCAATTCTTCGAGCAGATTCTCCCAATCTAATGGAAAACCACGCTCTTCTTAATGCACGTCGAGAAGGGTATTTTGAGTTTCTCCGCAACTTGAAAACTTTAGCAATTCACAAACCCCAAAGAATTTCCGAGAGCGACATTGCCCCTTGGAAACACGTTTCAGAATCCCAGAAGGTTTAATTAACCACAACATAACCCATGAACGCCGAACCAACACCAGTAGCCTCCGAACCCAGTGCCGTAACCTCTCCATCCGTTGCCCCTTCCCCATCCACTCCCGATAGTGGTATGTCGGATTGGGGAACTCGGCTTGATTCGCTTTTTGACCAAGCAGAGAAAGGAATCAATCCTTACGAAAATACCGAGACCACGGAAAGCGAGCCTGTTGAACCCAAGGTTGAGAAAACAACTAAAGCTAAAACTAAGGTTGCCAAAACCCCTAAAGTCGAAAAAACCGAAACCAAAGATGAAGTGACTCCCGAGGCGGAAACCAATGTCGAAGAAGACGTGACTTCCGATAAAGAAGAACCCAAAGAGACCTCGGCAGAAGAAACAGCTCCCGCCAACCTTACTGATAAAGCAAAAGTCAAATGGGGCGAATTAAAAGCAGAAGCCGCAAAAGCAAAACAATACGAATCGGAAATTGTTTCTTTGAAAGAAGAATTGGAAAAAGTTAAGAACTCCGTTCCCGACACAACGGAGGTTGAAAGGCTTAAGAAAATCAACGAAGAATACGAAACCGAATTGGCCACGACCCGGATTGAAGCTACCCAAGAGTACAAATCAAATGTCGTAACCCCAATGGTAAATGTGATTGGTTACCTCAACGGGCTGGCCGAGAAATACCAGATAGAGTCAAAAGACATTCTTTCGGCGATGGCTGAAGCCGATCCCAGTAGGCAATCCGATTTAATTGCCGACATAGCTGCCAGCATGAACGAACGTGATAGGTTAAAGTTCTACGCTGCGGCAGATGACTATTCGGCTATTCTGAAACGTCGGGACTTTTATCAATCTAGCTCCAAAGAGCGCCTTGCAAAATTAGAACAGCAGAAGGCTTCCGAAATTGCCAAAGCCAAAGCTGAATCTGAAAGAACCACATCGGAAGCCAAGGCTGCTTATGAAAAAGCTACGGCCAAAGTTTTCGGGGATCTAAAGAAATCCGTATCGTTACTTTCTGACGAAAAAGTTTCTTCCGAGGTGGAGAGGTTGGCAAAAGGCGATTACACCAACGCCAATCCAGAGTTAAAAGCGTACTTGGCTCATTCCGGGGCTTTACTGCCTCACGTGTTGAAGTCGTTAAAAGAAGCTCAAGCCAATTTAGAAAAAGCCAATAAGACCATTGCTTCATACCGAAACGGGTCTCCCAAAGCTGGATCTGGCACTTCTGATGGTGCCAAAGCAATCCCTTCGGATCTGGGGTTCTTGGATGCTTTAGAGCAACAACTTCGATAATAGTTAAAAATCTTGTTGACTGGTTGGGGTGCGGTGTATTAAGCCTACATCGTGCCCCAAGTCATTTATACTTGGAAAAGGCGGCTTGAGCCTCAATCAAGTTGTCAGTTGCAGCATAAAATAGAGCTTAAAATTCAGTTTAACCGCTGACTCCACTCTGGCTCGGGATGGGGGAAAACACCTGTGCTAACGCACATGAATCGATCTACGACACTGGGGAATCTGGTGAGTAGGTTTATTCAACAACAACCCAACCCACTCTAATTTTATGTCATACGATATTGAACAGGTTTTGGTCAACGAAGCTAACCGCATCGGACCCGATATTTATAGAAAGACCCTTAACACTAGCCCTTGGCTAAAGCTCGTTAAGAAAGACACATGGCCCGACGAAATGGGTCAGAGCATCAATGTGCTCACCTATGAGCGTTCCCTCCCTACCAACACCTTGGCTTGGAGCGGACTTAGCCTCACTGGCACTGGAAGCTTGAATTCCGCTTTCAACGGAAACACCGCTGGAACCCAATCTTGGGGCAATGTCAACCTTGACCCTGTTGCCGCCGTTGGGACTGCCGCCGTTGGGGCTCCTCCCTTTGCCAACACGGGAACTGCCGCTTCGGCAGCTTCTGGTTTTGGTGCTGGTAATGCCATCCCAACAGCTCAGATCGTCAACTTCGCTCAAACGCTCCGTAGTTACAACCTGACCCAGACCGCCATCCAGAGCCCTACGCTCTCGGTGAACGATCTTCGCTTCAGCTTGAAGCGCAAGGAGCAGCTTTCCAACATCTTTGATATTCTCTCCGAGAATACCAGCTATGCTTGGCAGGATCGCTATCGTGACGAATTTGTTCGCCTTTCTCAGAACAAATACGTAGCCAACATTGATTCCACTGGTAATCTGATCCGTTTCACGGGTGAGCTTGCTCAGTTCGACGGAACCCCTGGAAAAACCAGTGGAGCTTCCACGTATTCTGATGCTGCCACCGATGTTGGTTTTAACGCCAGCGGTGCAACCATTCTGGTTGGAGGCAACGTCGTTGCAGGTACTGGAGCTGCTACTGGTAGCTACCTTCCCGGCGTCGGAGTTCCCATCCCAGCTTCAACATTGACTCAGGGTATCTTGGATCGTTGCTACATGAAGCTTATCCGTGACGGAGCTGGTACTAACGCACTTGGTCGTGAGAATTCACGTCCCGTGTTTGGTCTTATCTGCTCTTCGGAGACTAGCCGCAACTTGATTGCCGATAACCCCGACATTCGTCAGGACTGGCGCTACTCGAAAGAGGTCAACGAGCTCCTCGCGCCTCTTGGCATCGAGCGTAGCTACGCTGGTTTCTTCCACATGGTCGATGATTGGGGTCCAAGGTATATTCTTACAACGGTTGCCGCACCTACAGTGTCGGTTACTCTTGGAGCAAGCAACGCCACGGCTCTTCAGTATGTCCGTGTGTTCCCTTATGCCATGGTCGCCACGACCCAAGGCTACAAGTGGGATATCAACCCCGCATACGAGGCCGCTACATACGAGGATTCCATCGTATTCCACCCAGACGTGTTCATCAATTTGGTGCCAAAGCCGATTACTTCAGTCGGGCAGGCATCGTTTGATGCAGTAAGTTATATGGGTGAGTTTAAATGGAAAAATATACCTCACCAAACGGACAACCCAGATGGCACATTAGGTTTCTTCCGTGCCGTTCTTAGTGCGGGTTCAAAGCCCGTTCGTCCTGAGTGGGGTTTTGTTATCCGCCACCAGCGTGCTTCTACAACCCTTGGTCTACTTAACGTGACCACGGCTTCTCAGAACACCACTGGTGTAGATACCTTCAACAGCATCCAAGCAAACGCCTAATTGAATCTTCAGTGTGAGTGAGTGGCCTAAAAACCACTCACTCCACTGAAACTCAATTCACAATCCAAACCTATGGCCACGTTAATGATCATCGGGATGGGCGGTAAATCTAAAAAAGGAACAACGCACATGAACCCAATGGAATCGTACTTAAGCGGTAAGCAAAACGACGGAGCTGACGAAAGCCAAGATAACAACTCCGACACAGATTCGAGCAAAAAGCCTCTTGTTGAGGATTCCGAGTCGGGTCACAAAACGGGTAAGCTTACTTTTAACAAACCTGCTGGATTTAAAATTCCTGACGGAGTCAAGGACGGCGAAGCATTCGACGCCATGGCAACCGTTCGTTTTGAAAACGGCAAACTCGTTCTTGCTGAACTGGACGGCGCACCCGTGCAGGACGAAAAGAACGAAGGGGATGAGGACGAAGACGAGCCTACCGAAGACGAGACCACTCCATCGGAAGATGGATCTGAAGACGACTCTTCGGAGAGCCCGAATAGCCCAGCCCCAACTGGAAGCGATCAAGACGATGTAGGTGCAGAGGAGCCAAAAGACTTCTTGAGTGCCATCGAAAAGAAAGCTTCCAAGTTGAAGCGGTAGTTCTCCAATACATCTAGCAAGGGTCAGGGGTTCTATCCCCCTGGCTCTTTCTTCCAACACAATGCAGCTAACTTACGACCTCACCACACAGAGATTTTCGACAACAGGCGGAATTAGCCGACTTTTGTCAAAGCTCTCACTTAATCGTGGGGATACTCCGACAATTATTGTTACGTTGACGGACAATGGGGCATCTACCAGTTCTGCCCTTACTGCTCTTAACGGAGCTTCTGCTGTTCTTGGGATTAAAGCCAATGGTGCTTACGGATCGGGTTTTCTTGCCGCTTCTCCTTCTCCGACTACTTCAACAACTATTTCGGTTAGCTCCAATACTGTTACCTTCCCCCTCAATCTCAACACAACTCAGATAGCGTCGGCATTTACGATCAATGGGTCTAGTGTGCAGCCCCCCACATTGGTTTGCATGATGCAAATTCAATTTACGAAAGGTTCCAGCGTTACTAGCACGTCTTCCTTGGAAGTTGATCTTAACAACGATGTGATTTCTGGAACGGAAGGCCCACTAAGTTCCGTTACAAATTCTCTAGCCGTTTCCGCCACAGCCAGCGCACTTTCCGCAGGCTCCAATCCCTCAGCTTCCGCTTCCGTTTCTGGAACTTTATCCAACCCACAAGTCAGTTTTGCTTTTGGCATTCCAAATGCCGCAAACAATACTTTGTCTATCGGCACTGTGGGAACCAATCCCGGTGGAAATGCCACCGCATCGGTCAGCGGCACTTCTCCCAACCAAACACTTAATCTTGGTCTTCCCGCCAACTCTTTGTCGATTGGGGCAATATCAACCAATGTGGGAACCCCAGCCACCGCTTCGATTAGTGGGACGGCTCCAACTCAGACTCTTAACCTTGGGCTACCTGCCACTCAGTTGTCTTTAGGTACCGTGGCCACAAATGTTGGAACCGCAGCCACGGCTTCACTTTCTGGAAATGCTCCTGCCCAGACTTTAAGTCTTGGCTTACCCGCCACCCAACTTTCAATTGGTACTGTGGGAACCAATCCAGGTGCTGCCGCCACAGCATCAATAAGTGGAAATGCTCCTGCACAAACTTTGAATCTTGGTTTGCCTGCCACGACTTTGGGAATTGGAACGGTTGGGACTAACCCTGGGGGAAATGCAACTGCGTCGATTACGGGAACGGCACCCACCCAAACACTTAACCTTGGGCTACCCGCCAATTCTCTTTCAATAGCGGCAGTCAATACATTGGCCGCAGGTAGTCAGGCCACGGCTTCTATTGGCGGAACCGCACCCAACCAAACTCTTACCCTCGGCATCCCCATTGGAGCAACTGGGGCAACTGGTGCCGTAATCCCACCCGCCACCACCGCTCCTTTAGCAAATGCCGCTACCGCTTCTGTTGGAACGTCTACAAACTACGCAAGGGCAGATCACGTTCACCCAGCCACTGGGGTCTTCAGTGTTGCGGGAAAAACTGGAACGGTGTCCTTAACGCATTCCGACATTACCGATTTTAATTCTTCGGTGACCGCATTGGCGGCTGTTACTTCCGTAAACGGCCAAACGGGTAATGTGACTATTCCTACAGGTGTTTTGTCAGTGACTAGCGGTGCTACAACCCAAACGGGGGCTGTTACATTGGGGTCGATGGCTTCACTAGATGAAGAAGATGTCTATAATTATTTAGCCAACCAGTATGATCCCATAGGTTCCGCCGCAAACGCAGCTTCTGCATCTGTGCCACTGAATACAAAAGGAGCGGCCAACGGAGTTGCTTCCCTCGACGGGGGTGGAAAGGTTCCTGTGGCACAGCTTCCTTCAACTTTAATGCGGTATATCGGTACTTGGAATGCTACGACCAATACTCCGACGCTTAGTAATGGAACTGGAGTTTCTGGAAACGTGTATAATGTGTCCGTTGCAGGAACTTCTTTGGGGTACACTTGGAATGTTGGAGATTGGGCAATTTACAATGGAAGCAAATGGGAGCAATCTCCCGGTAGTGATGAAGTTGTAAGTGTTGCGGGGAAAACGGGTATCGTAACTTTGGATACCAGCAACATATCTGAAAATTCGTCCCGTCTTTATTTTACAACAGCTCGCGCTATTGCAGCCGTAACTTGGTCAACGCTTACAGGTATTCCGAGTTGGATTGCTTCAGTAACTACGTTTGCCCAATCTCTTTTGACTTCCGCATCTGCCGTAGCCGCAAGAACTGTTTTGGGACTGGGATCGATATCTACTTTTTTAGGAGACCAGAATTTACGAGTTGCGGATCAACCTAGTTTTTGTGGAGGGACCGTATCATTTGGTTCTGGAGGATCAGCAAGTTTTGCAGACGAAGGTTTTATTATAAATAGTGATGGGGAGATCACGGGGAATTTTAGCGTTGATGCTAATGGAGCCGCTACGTTTTCCCAAGGAGCCATCAATTTAAATGCCAATGGGTCAGCGAATTTTGCAAATTCAAATGTAGTAATTGCTGCGGATGGGGGAATTTCAGCAAAGTCATTAACTCTAACGACCCCTCTACCTGCTACTTCTGTTTCGGGGGTAGTGACTACCAGCACAACTGCGGGTCAGCAAATCAATCAAATTGTTACCATGGGTCAAGCTGCCTATAATGCTTTAGGTACTTACTCCTCAACTACCCTCTATGTTATAGTGGGCTCTTAAGCCGTGAAACTTACAGATGCTTCTGGGTTTAAGTTAGGTTCGGTTTCTGTACTTGCCATTTACTCTGGCAGTACCAAAGTATACCCGACAACGGTAGGTACTACCTTTCAAAACATTTCTTTTACAGTTTCTTATCAATACTTAAATAAAAAAGGTAGATTGATTTCGGGATTTGGGTTTCAAGATGTAAGTGTAACCGCTTCGTCCAATTTGCCTGTATCCGTTTCAATTATCAGTGGAGCAGGTGGAGTTCTTCAGCAGATAGCGGGTCAAACGTGGAGAATATCTGAAAGCAATCTAGATGTTGCTGAAACCGTAATTATTCAAGCCACTCAATCGGGAAATTCCATTTATTCCCCCGTTACGGCAAATTATGCCGTCACTTTCCATGCACGTGGGCATGGAGCTGGAGATTAGGCCATGAAATACTACAAGAAATACTTTTTTTTAGGTCCAGGAAGAAACGCCACTACAACCATTCATAAAATGTTTTTGGATGTTGGTAAAAAGTCTTTACATAACAAATTTTGGGCAGATGACGCACGATTACACTTAACTTGCGTTTTTGACGAATACGACGTGTTCACAGACTGTCATTATCGTTGCGATTTTAAATGGCTGGACGAGAAATTTGGCGACTCGGCTTTGTTTGTGTTGAATTATCGAAATTTAGACGAATGGCTAGTGAGTCGATGGAATATGGTTCGTAGGATCAAAAATAATCCAAATGCCGTCCGAACCCAACGACGAGATCCGTATACTGGACAACTAGTGGCCAGCAAAGGTGATTTGGATAGACAACTTAGCAATCAATGGCTTCAAGAATACGTGTATTTTACAAATTTATTTAGAAAAGGTTTGATTGAGTATTTTAAAAATAGAAACAATTTTATATGCCTAAATGTAAGTGATTCCGTAGCTTTTTCGGATTTTGCTAACTCTTACATAAAAAAAGGTTTAGTAGTGCCAAGGGAGAACGCCCGTTCACATCGCGTCGATTTTTTTCGTTCGCCCGAACCTGTTCGAGAAGCTCTTTCAGCTCTTAAAATTTCCCCGGAAGATTATTCCAAAGTTGTGATTGACCACATAACAAAACCTCTCAAGGTATATTTTTAAAGAATGGTTGATTATACCTTGACATAACCGCAACACTAATTCAATTTCCAGTTAAATTTCAACCAACCTGCCACAACCCGTATGTTACCACTAACCGCACCCATTACTATTTCTCTTCCCTCTTCGACGGGGGGCACTTCAACGGTGTCACTGACTTTCAGTCAGGTTGACTATTCGGTTGCATACGACAATACCGAGCAAAAAGCAGTTGCTAGAATTAGGGGTCTGGATAAGCCAGTTCCCCTTTGGTTGGGAGCAGAATACCAAGCTGCGGGACAATTTACGGACGCCGAAGTTGATGCACGTCTTGCTTCAATTATTGGAACTACAGACGCTCAAATTGCGACTTCGTTGCAAAACATCGCCAACCATGTGAAAGCCGTAGTGAAGGCTACTCCAGCACCTGCGGCTACTCCAGCACCTGCGGCTACTCCAGCACCTGCGGCTACTCCAGCACCTGCGGCTACTCCAGCACCTGCGGCATAGTTCAATGAGCTCTTCGCATCACCCTCCTTTTCCATACATGGGCTTAACCGCAGCCGCAGTGTCGATGGGCTCCACGACCCTTTCTTTTGTTCAACAACACCCCGCAATCCAAGACTGGGCAGTGTTTGTTGGTTTAATTGCGGGGTGTTTTTCGATTGTTGCATCGGTAGTCACGGTCATTCTCAGAATCAAAGAACACCTTGCTTTGGAGTCTGAGTAATTGTGATTGATGCCGTGATTACGGACGAACAATTAAGCCCTCTCGTCTATGATCTCATCTGGACTCACCGACCCAAGAA